TGGCCGAATGCCGGCGCCCAGAACTTCTCCAGGCTGTCGCGACGGGCGTTGTAGGTGCCGGGGAAGCGCTGGTCGTAGTTGGCCGGCTTCCCGGCCAGGCGGCACTGGTAGCGCATCGGCTTGATGACCAGCTTCCCGCCCTCGGAGACGATCACCGGGGCGTAGACGCCGGGGAAGATGCGGCTGTCGCGGTCCTTCGGCTCAACGCGCTGCAGATCCGCCAGCCGCGCCTTGGCCCGCTCGATCTTGTTGCCGGCGATCCGCACGTCCTCCCGGGCCTTCTTTGTCTCCTTCACCTGCAGCGCGCGCTCAGCGTCGGCCAGCCGCTTGCGGTTGGCGAACAGCTCCTGCTCCAGGATGGTGGCCTCGGCCCTATTCCATTGCTCAACCTCGGCCCACACCGCCAGCTCCGCCGTGCTGGCGCCGGCCCGGAAAGCGTCATCCATGGCCTTTGGCGTCTTGGGTCGTTTCTTGCCTGGGTCGTGCGCGTAGAGCGCAGCGAACTCCTGGAGCGACAGGGTGGCGCCGGTCATCCTGACCAGCTTCTGATAGGCGGCGGTTATCTGGGCGGAATAGCACATGGCTGCCATCTGGCCGCAGCGCCTGTTGCGGCCGCGTGAGGGTTCCCCTCACCCGAACCCCAGCGGAACCTCTGTCAGGTCCACGATGAAGATCGTGGCGTTCTGCGGGCCCATCGTCACACCGCCCACCGGGAAGGTGTTGGTGATCAAAGTCTGTTGGGTTACCTGCAACCGCGAGAGGAAGATCCGGTTGTCGCTGGTCATGTGGAAATGGTCGGCATTCATGGTGCACCGATCCTGTGACTGCGAGAAGTAGTAGAAGCGCGGCGACGGGATGGCAATGCCGATTTTAACGCCGGGGAAGAACTGGCCAATCTCAACGGGAGGCCCTGGGACTGTTGGCAGCGCCACCACCTGGAGTACCCGAAGACCCTTGCGTCGGGAGTCGTAGAAGACCGTGCCGTCTTCGCCACGCATGCGCAGACCCACCGGTCCACTGGCCGCACGCTCGGTAGCATTGAACGTGTAGTACTCCAACGTCTTGTTCGGCGCCTGGTTGGAAGCGTAGACGAAACACGTCACCCCGGTCTGAACCAGAGTGAATCCCGTTGTGGTCGCCACGCTGTCGTTGATGTAGCGGCAGACATGGAGATTCGTTGTTCCGTTCGTTGAAGCCAGGACCCCGCTCGGCGACCACAGGGCAGACGGCGGCGAGCCGCCGGTCCCGCCGCCGGAGAAAGTTCCGGTGTTGAGCGTCCCTGACTTGGCCAACTGTAGATTCCGATAGCCAGCCCCAATCTGGATCTGCCCGGTTCCCTGGTTTCGCACGCGTAGTCCGACGGCCATCAGCTGTATATCCCGTAATGAAGGGTGATGCCGCCGACGGTGTCCGTCGTGGGCTTGCTCGGGAACATCTCCATCCTGACGTGGTAGTTCACCACGTCAGGGTCCCAGCTCCAGTTGATGCTGTTCCCCGAGATGGTCACCGAAGGAACCAGCATTCCGTACACCGATCGTTGGCCCTCGCAGGTGAAGTAGTAGAAGGGCTCACCGCCTAAAAAGTCATTGACGATGAGCCCTCCATTTGCCTCCGGCGGCGCTACCCACTTGTTGTTGGAGTTGACCGGGTTGTAGAGCGGGAACCTGTACGACCCGATGATCTTGCTCAGACGTGTGGTGACCGTAGTCTCCACATACCCGCTCTCGCTCCTCACCCGCAGACCCACATCGGCCATTACAGCAGCACTCCAAGTTCGACGGCCGGGTTGCCGTTCGGGTAGTAGATGTAGACGCCCTGGTTGGTGATGTTCAGGCGATATCCGCCGGCCACCATGCCGTTGAACTGGAACCCACCGCCGGCAGCCTTGTCGATCCTCCAGCCGGTCTGGCCAGCGACGTAGTCATCGGACTGGATCGCCCCGCTGATCTTCGCGTTGGTGATCGCGGCATCGGCAATATTGGCGCTGGTGATCCACGCGGTGCCGATCAGCGCCTGATTGATGAAGGTCTGGCCGCCCTGGATCACGAACGGCGAGGTCAGCTGCCCATTGACCAGGTTGACGAACGCGAAGCGGTCGGCGGTAAACAGCACCTGGCTCTGGTAGCTGCCGTCCGGCTGGTTCTCGATGCCGATGCCCATGCCAGCTGCGTAGTACTGGCCGTTGGCTGCAATCTGCAGCTTCAGGCTGTACGACGCGCTGATCTGTCCGTCCAAGTCGACCAGAGCCTGCGAGGTGGCCTGCACCATCGCCCGGGTCTCGCCTACCGCTGCTTCGGTGGTATCCACACGCCGGCCCAGCGCGTAGTCTCCGCTGGCGATGACCGTAAGCGTGGTGATCGTGCCGGCAAACGCGTCCTCATCGCCCGCGTTCCAGTCCCCATCGCCGGCGTGCTCCGCGCTGTATTGCGCCACCAAGCCATCTACGCGGTTGCCCACCGCCGTGACCTTGCCGTCCACCTCCGTAACATCCAGCTCCAGCTGATCGATCCGCCCGGCCAACGCACCGGCCTCGGCCACCGCATCGCCGACGCTCTTCCACTTCGTGCCCGGGGGCTCCTCGTTGCCGGGGGCGGCGTCGGTCCACAACCAGATCTTGCCGTTGTGCACCACCGTTTGGCCCGACTCATACGTGGCATCTGCGGCCCAGATCAACGGGGCGATACTGCTGATGCTCTCGATCTCCGACAGCAGCTCCCGCCCCAGCGCGCTCTTGTTGATGAGGCCGGAGAAGTAGGCGTCATACTCGGTCACGTCGGTGCTCGCCTCGCCCACTACACCAGCGCCAGCGGGATACCACGGCCCGATGTTGCCGCTGCGGTCCACCAACCGACCCCAGAAGTAGAACTTCGCGCCGGCGGCCAGGCCATCGAGCCGGTGCCGGTTCTGGGGATAGGCGAAATCGCCCAGCTTCGTCGCGTTCTCCAGGTTCGGGCCAGCGCTGCGCCAGATCTCGGTGCGTTGCGTGTCGGTTGCCCCGGGCGGGAACGCCCAGGCCAGCTGGATGCCGAACACCACTGACGCTGCCGTCAGGGAGGTCAGCGCCGGCGGCGGCTCCGTCTTCCCCTGAATGTCGGTGAGGACACTGAGGGCAGGCTGCGACACCGCATTGAGCGCATTCACCGCACGCACCCGGGCCAGGTACTTGCCCGCATAGACCCCGCGCACCTCCGCGCTGGCCGTGCCCACGCGCCCCACACGCACCCAGTTCAGATCGTCCCGGCGCCATTCCACGTCGTAGGCAATCGCCTTGTCGGCCGCATCCCATTCAATGGTCAGCACCGGCGTGGCAATGCCCTGGTCGATCACCACATGCGAGGACAGGCGCACGTTCGCCGGCGGCGGCTGCACGCTGGGCGGTACGATGCTGATGGGCGGCGGCTCCAGCCGGGTGCCGTCATCGATGGCCGCGAACTTGTCCGGGCGGTGCTGCAGCGCGGTGACGCGATAGGTCAGCCCCTCTTCCTCCGTGATGCTGATCACCCGGAACTGCTGCATCACCAGGTCGGTCGACTCCGTCGCCCAGATCGACTGCACCACCGGGATCGCGCTCCAAGGCGCAGAGACGGTCACCACGCGCGTCTCCGGGTTGACCGCGCTGATGGTGCGGGCCTCGGTCTTCCCGCCCGGCAGCGTCGCCCGCAAGAGGTCCCCGGCCTGCATCGAGGGCGGCACCACATCCAGGGTAAGGCTGCTCGCCGCGGCCGCGCTGATGCGACCGGAGTTGCGCCGCCCCGCGCGCTTGGCATCGGCGACCTGGATCACGTCACCGGGCATGCAGTTCAGGGCATCGAGACCCACGGCGAAGTTGACGGTCTCCGTCTCCAGATTCTCACTGTAGAGGATGTGCAGCCCCACGCGCTGGGCCTGCGACTTGGAGTGGCAGCCGAAGGCCGTCACCTCGATCTGGTTCACGCCGTAGCGGGCAATCCCTTCCTGCAGCTGGACCGGCTCGACCTTCTGCCGGCCGAAGTCGTCCGGGTCGGACCAGGACACCAACGCCACCGTGTGCCGTGCCTTGCTGCCGCTGCCGGTGTACGTGAACTTCCCGTCGACCACGTTGGCCTGGCTGTAGGTATAGACCGGGTCCTTAGGCATGTCCGCCGAGGCCATGATCTGCCCCGCCGCGTAGAAGCTGATGCCGCGGAACATGCTGGCCAGGTCCTGTAGCACCTTGTGGGCCGACTCCCGGGTCTGCAGGTACAGGCTGCAGGTGAAGCGCGGCTCCAAGCCGCCCATGCCATCGCTGACCAGCTGATCGCAGTACTGCGCGATCTCATACAGGCGATACCGGTTCACCCAGTCCAGCGGGATGCGATCACCAAGGCCGAAACGATCGTTGGTGACCATGTCGAAGAAGACCCAGGCCGGGTTGTTCGTCCAGGCCGACTTGAACGTCCCATCCCACACCCCGGTGTAAGTGCGCGCGATCGGGTCGTAGTTGCTGGGCACGCGGATGATCCGGCCCCAGATGCGGTATGCAGTGGTCGGCTTGCCCTGGAACTGGCTGCCGTCGGTCTGGATCGCGGCCAAGGCGCAGTTGGGGTAGCGCATCTTCACGTCGATGATCTCGGTCATCGAGATCACGTTCACCGTGTCGGCGACGGTCGAGCTGTTCGCGTTGGGCGTGAGGCGGCGGATCCGCGCCTGCCACTGATTGCCAGGCGGCAGGTCGATGCGGTGGCTGCGCTGGTACTCGGTGGTGGTCTTGCCGCGGAAGGCGTTGCTCAACACCGTGCTGAAGGCGCCGCCATCGGTAGACAGATCGATGGCGTACTCGACTGCATACCCCTCGGTGTCACCGTTCTCGGTGTTCTGCCGCTGCAGGGCGGGCACACCGAACCGGATCCGAACTGCGGACAGAGTCTGTCCGGAGGCCGCGCGCACCACCGGTGTGTCGCGCAGCTCGACACCGACGCCGATCTCGTTCTCAACAGACGGGAAACCTGGGATGTAATCCTGGTCCTGCGTGCCTGAGCGGGTCTCAATCCGAACGCCATTGAAGTTGAAGGTGCCGTCGCTGTTCTGGATCGGCACCTCATTGAGGTAGATGGACTGGTTGCCTGCCACCAGGCCACGGATCTCGCCCTCGCTGATCAGGTCCAGCACCTTGGCATAGGAGATCGAGTGCAGGCTGTCCGGGGTTTCCACCGGCGTGCGGGCATTGGTACTGCTCTTGCCGCCTGCTCCAAGGATGTCAGTGCCGGCAAGCGCCACTGCCTGATAGGTGCTTGGCAGCAGAAAAGCACTCATTGCTGATCCTCCGCGTAAATGCCGCCGCTGATCACCACGGATCCAACGACCATGCCCTTCGTGTCGTGGCCGCCGTAGGCGACGGGCACGGGGTTGCCTTGGGCCTGCACGTTCACAGGCCCGTTCATGCTGTAGTTCGGCGTGTTCTCGGCGCTCTCCTTCGTCCCCAGTCCGCGCGGCTGAGGCGACAGCATCTGCACAACGCCACCAATGGCAAGACTCCAGCCGGCCGCGCCGACAGCGCCCCAGAACTTGGCCGCTGCGGCGCCGGCGCCCGGACCACCGTAGATGGAGGCCACCACGATCAGGGCCACACCGACGATGGTCTGCAGAGCGCCGCCGCGCTTGGAGCCGACCAGCACCGGCGCGATGCGGATATCGTCGGCACCTGGCGGATCGTGCAGCTGCGCCTTGCTCAGGTTCTCGCGACCGATGAATACGGCGAACTCGATGCCCTGATCCTTGCAGCCGGTCAGGAACTGCCGGAAGCCGGGCAGCAGGACGCCGAGGGCGAAGATGGCCTCGGCCGGGCTGTTCACCGCCAGCCGGAACTTACGCCCGAATCGAGCGCCGAGGCGGCCATACAGCCGAACAGTGCGCAGGCGCTCAGTCATGGCCGGCCTCCTTGTGACGGACGATGTGGCGGGTGCGCTCGGCCCACATGCCGCCGTAAACCACCGTTTCAGACAGGCGACCGTGCATGTGATGCAACATCTTCCCGTCGCCCAGGTAGACGCCAGCATGGTTCGCCACCGGCGAGCGGATCTGCATCAGGATCATGTCGCCGCGTTGCGGCTCGCCTTGGATGACCGCGAAGCCCTCTGCCTCCAACCGCTCCAGGCTGTAGAGATCTTGACCCTTCTCCCACCAGTCGTCGTCCCGATCGTACTGGCTGAGCTGGATACCCAGCTCGCGGGCGTAGAAGTCGCGTACCAGGCTGTAGCAATCCAGCACGCCGTGGGCAAACTGCCGGCCCACCAGCGGCGCCTCGTAGCCGCAGGGCGCTATGGTCTGCAGGTCGCCACACTCGGGATCGGCCCCGACGCACTGGCCCACGCTCACGATGTGCCACGGGAGGCCACTGGCCTCGCACATGACACGATCTGCTTCAGAGGCAGCAGCTGGCGCGTTCGGGTGGCTGTGTACCACGGCCAGCACTTCGCCTACGTCCTCGGCATCGGCAAAGTCCTCCGCCGGCAGCCGGAAGTGCTCGCTGGGCGTGGTGGCCAGGTTCCGGCACGGGATGTACGTGTCCCCATCGCGGCCGGCCACGATCAGGCCGCAGCACTCGCGCGGGTAGTCGGCCACGGCATGCGCCTGGATGGCCAGCAGAGTGGTCTGTTGCATGGATCTCGCTCATAGAGAAGGCCCGCGCCTGGCGAGCCCTGTGGTGCTGCTGGTGCAGCGCGAATGGTCTGGAGCTGGGGTATGGTCGGGCGTCAGGTCCGCAGCAGGCCGGCGGCGGGGAATCCACCGTGCGGGATCGGCTTGTCCTGGCCGAACCTCAGTTGGCAGCTCCTGACCAGCCCAGCGCACACGTCCCTGGCCGGGTCGTCCACGGGCTGGTCGTTGATATCGAAGTAGGCCGAGCCGGTGTAGCCGCAGTACGGGCCTCGATAGCCGCCATGCAGGATTGCGCTGCAAATCCTGGTGCACTGCCGCGCAGGCAGTTGCATGCCATTGAAGTCGGCCACGGTGGTCAGTTCGAACTCAATCGTTTCGTCGTCTTCCCCCACCTTGCGCTCGATGTACCAGATCTCATCCGGGAAGTGCTCGTCCGGGTCGGCCAGCGGGTTCCCCTCAGGGAAGTTGGCCGCGTCCAGGTATTTCACCAGCGTCTGCCGGCGGATCAGCTTGGCGCCGGCCAGATCCTGGAACATGCGGCACAGAGCGCCGATCCGGCCGTCGATGTTGCTGACCTTCAGCCGGGGATTGGGCTGCTGCTCGCTGGTGCGCTGGAAGCCCGTAGCGATGATGGGCCAAGGGCCGTATTCCTGGCCCTGCCACCAGATAACCCCCGACTGCAGGTGCTGGTGAAACCAGAGCTGATCTGCACCGAAGCTGGTGCAGTCCAGTTCATAGACCGTGACGCGGCCACCTGGCTCGAGCTGCTGGGCATCTGCGGTGATCATGGTGCATCGACCTCCGCATCCTCGGTTTGTTCGACCTGCGGAACGTCAACGACGACACGTACCGTCAGCAAGTAGACAATGTCTTTTGCCTCACCGGTTGCCGGATCGGTGCACAAGTAGAGCACCGCACCCGCCTCCTGCTGGATGGCCAGGCGAATGGTCTGCTCGTCGTTCTCGTCGCGATACACGCTCGCGCGCCAGCCGGTAGCCGGATGGATCCCCAGACCCGCTACCCGATACACACCAGTCGCAACGCGAGTGCACGCGATGCCCAAAGCGTCAAACGAGCAACCGATGCTTGTCCCAGGAGCATGGTCCCCATCGAGCACGATCCCGCCATCAGGCTGGATGTTGAACGCTGCAGTGCAGGTGTGGTCCATGTTCAGGCTCTCTTGATGAAGTTGTTGGCATCCACCGTCGTGTTTCCCGCGTGCCATAGGGCACTGCCCCGGAAGGAGACAGCTGTTCGAGTGACCGTGAGCGCTTGGATATAGGCCGAGTTGAAGAAATCGCCATCCTTCAACCAGACTTGGAGCTGAGATTCGAATCCGTTGGCTCCCGTAGGGACCAAGAACATGCCGGCCAGATCGCTGTTGCTGGCGTTGTAGGACAGGGTGAGCTTGGCTCCGAAATCGTTCGTAGCATTCGCGTTGTGGAAAAAGTTCGCGCGACGAACTGCCGTTCCGCCGCCTCGCATGACGAGCGTCCCCGTCATGGCGCCGGCTTCACCGCCAGACTTCGGAACAGCCGCCGCAGCTGCAGCACCCGCATTGGTCGCCTTCGTGTCCGCGGTGGCCGCAGCTGTGGCGACAGTATTGATCCGACCATCGAGGTACGCGTCGTTATCGTTGACCTTCCCGAAGGCGATCCTTGCTGGATCGCCCTTCTTGCCGTTCGGCTGGACTGTATCGATATTGATTGGCTGAAGTGCCATGTTTTCTCCTTACGGCTGGAACGTCTGTTCGAAGGTGCAACTGATTCGGATGTACCCTTCCGTCTCATCAGTCGCAGACAGCTTTGTGCAACGAAACCTGGCCTGCACTTCATTGGGTGGCGTCCAGAAGAAGCTCTCACCACGTGTCTTGCGTAGACGTAGGAATGCGCGGACAGCTGCCATGTCATCGATTTGAAGATGCCCCCACAGCTCGACACTCCAGGTCTGCCGCTCGTTGTTGATTCCCTCGGGAGCTACCTGCTCGTAGCCGTCGCCAAATCGGACTGTGCTTTCCGCATAGGCATAGTCCACCTGCGGTTGCTGGCTATACACCTGCCAGATAAATGTCTCGGTCATCTCAGGGTTCCGCCGAAAAAATGAAGGGGCCTCCAAGGCCCCCTTCCAATCAACGCATCATCGTCCTGGCAAGCAAACCATCGGACCGAATGTCGCGCAGCTGCAGTTCCCGGTAGCGCGCATCGACGAAGTCCCCGAGCTCCTTGCCGAACTGGCGCATCAGGGAGGTGTCGCCGTCTGCCTGCGTCGAACCGTCGCTGTTCACAACCACGCTGACATTCACGGTGGACGGCCCGATGCCCACGCCTCCCCGCGTCGACGTCCCGACCGCACCTCCGTCGGCGTAGCCAGGGAGTCCACGGCGCATGGCCTCAACGACACCAACACCGCCGGCTCGAGCGATGTCCGCTTGGGACCAAACCACTTCACCCTTGTGTACGACACCCGCAGGCTCGTTTACGCCGCCGTCGCCGGTGTAGCCACCGGTGGAGTAGCCACCACCGAGCCGCATGTTCTGGAACAGCTGGTTGTTGATGCTGCTGGTGCCGGAGGTGACCGCCTGATTGCCCGCTGCAGTGACGCCGCCGCCCCCCCAAGCACTGGCGACCGCGTTGACGATGCCCATGATTGCCTGGCGCGCCGCGATCCTCGCCAGATCGGCCAGAACCGACTTGGTCAGGTCGGAAAAGCTCAGCTTGCCAGTGGTGGTGAACTTCACCCAGGCATCCTCGAAGCCGCCAATGACCGTTCCAACTACATCGCCCATCTGCTGGGCTGCGTTGCTGGCCTGCTGCTGATAGTTCGCCCAGGCCGCGCTCGCGCCAGACAGCCAGTCGCCCTCGGCCTGCCGCAGTTCGTCGTACCCGTTCTTGATGATCTGGAGCCGGTCCAAGGTCTTGGCATGCAGCAACGCTTTCTCTTCCTCGAACGTGACCTGGTCAATCTGGTCCGCATTTCGCTGCAGGCTCAGTTCCCGAAGCTTGTCGGCCTCATCGGCGATTGCCTCATTGATGCGCTGCTGCACTTCATACTCGCGGTCCCCCATGCCAACGCGCTGAGCCTGGGTGGTCAGCTGCCGCTGAAGCGCCTCATTGCTGGCATCAAGCGCGCTTCCGTATGCTTTGACGGCGCTCTCTCGGGCCTTTGCTGCCGCCTGTTCCTCTTTCGTCAGCACTTCCAGTGCAGTGGCACCCTCAATGCGGAGCTTGGCAAGTCGTGCTTCCAGCTCGCCGATCTGGCGATTCACGCCAATTGCGTCCTTTCCGCTCACGGCCTGCTTCTGCAGGAACGAGATCTGCTGCTCCAGCGACTTCGCCTGGGCGTCGGTGCCCTTCTGCACCTGCTCCCGCATACGGCTGTAGTACTCCGCAGCGGTGATTTCACGTGCTGCGAACTGAGCCCTGAGCAGCTGGGTGCCCGCCGTGATCTGGGCCTGTTCCTCGAGCAGATCGTCCTTGTAGCCTTGCAAACCCGCCGCTCTCGAGGCGGTACCAGTACCGGTGGCCGGTTTTGCCCGATATTTCTTCTCGATGGCAGCCACTGCGGCTGCGCGGCGCCTCTCGATCGCTTCCACCTCTTCGACAAGACCCGATGCTTGCGCCTGGCGTCGAGCAGCTGCCGCTTCTCCGTTGATCCGCTCTACCTCCTCTCGCTTCTTCTCCTCCTTGCTTGCTTGCGCACCGATGATGGAATCCATCTCCGATATGAACTCGGTCGATGCTGTCTGTGCAGCCTTGACCTCCGCGTCCTTGCGTTCCTTGATCAGGTCGGCGGCAAGCGCCTTGATCTTCTCCGACCGATCTTTGATGGACTTCTCCATCGCCGCCAGTGCAATCGGATTTCGAGCCAGCGGCAGGCCTCGCTGGGTGCCG